TCATTTAGCTTCCGTAGCTTCTTTGACTTTACCTCCAGCAAACAAATAAGGACTAATGTAACCAATATATGCCTCTGGCGTAAAATCTTCTGGTTGAGCTTTAACTAATTCATTTAACGCCCATTCATAAGGAATTTTATCCCAGTCTGGAACGGCTTGAATTGTAAAGGTATTCACCGATAGTGATTCTTTCCCTTCGTCCTTTTTGACTTTTGACACATAAGACGAGATGGTCACAAATGTACTATGATTTACATAATCAACTTGCAGCCCTGTCACTATGTGATGTTCTGATATTGCACCCGTACGGGCATCTTCGATTTGTTTTGTGATGTATTTCATTTTTTATTCCTAATAGTTAGTTATATCTACAATAATTGCATTAAAAAAGTAGGAATTATCGTTGTAACTCATCCCGATTCTCCCTGCTCCACGGTCATCATAATTAACAACACTAAATTTGATATTCCCATCCAGTCTAACGCTACGGATTACACGTCGGCAAAAATCAGGGTTAATATTCAAGGCAAACCCATAATTTGACAAAATAACTCCATATTTACTGCCTGATGGTTGGGTTTCGATAAAAACGCCTTTATTTAAATTTGTATCAATGCCTTTTATAGGGCGGAGAAATTTATGATTGGACGAAAATATAACTCGCCCATTACTATCATAGGTCTCTACCCCGTATCCGCTACTTTTTGCTGTACTCGTGTTGAATATCATATAGTCTATATATGTTGCATTAGGACTATATAGAATGATTTTGCCACCAACTTTTTTAAGCTGGGCTACATCACCATTACAGCCTGATATCACAACAATATCATTATCTGCTACAGATATTTCAGCAAGATTACCATTAAAAATGGCGTTCCCTCGTCTTTGTAATGACATGCTTAAAAATCCGTCATTTACATCTGTAAATCCTGCAAATCCGAACATTAATAGACTCCATAAAAAATTCTGATTAATGGTTTAGTTCTGAGGTTTCCCTCATAACGAAAATCCATAGGTGATTTAACCGTCCCCATAAAAGTATTACCACTTATTCGACCATTTGATATATACGGTATATCGACACTTATCGCCACTCTATGCGATAATTCTTCGTTACTTGATGTTAATATGATGGGTATAAATACTGCCTGCCCATTCGAGTTAACAGATATGCTGAAATTACCTATTGGTAAATCACGATATCCAATATATCTAAATAATCTATTCTCAGTTGAAAATGTAACATTCCCAACATTATCAAAGGTTTGAATTCCTTGAGATGACACTTTAGCTTTTCCTCTTTTTAAAAAGAATAGCCATAACAGTAATGTTATGGCTATTATCACAAGCATAGTAAAAATCATAATCGACCTATTTTAACCCGTACATTACCGCGCTCATCATAAACAATAATCTGGTCATTATTCATAACAAGCCCCCTATTCTGAGAACTTGCTCGAACGAGGAAATTACCTGTTCGGCCAACCCTCAAAATTCCGTCATTGCCACTTATATCAATCTCCCCACCTGATATTCTTGGAGTTCTAATCTCCTGATTGGCTTGGATATGGTCGCCACGGATTGTGTTAGCAATAATGCTTCCGCCGTGTACTGCTGTTACTCCCGCATTTGCCCAAGGGCTAGGTTCGGTTGTGTACTCAGTACATTCCTCGAGCATTGGGCGAGCAACGAACATATAGCTATTTGCTTGACCTTGTTGTGTCGCAGTTTTGCGTAAATAAAAATTAATCGCCACACAATCTACTGGCGCTTTAAATTTTATCTTAGCTCGTTCTGCGTTATTTATGCCACCAAATAAATATCCTGTGCCTGCAGTAAGGTGGATAACACCATTTGCCACGTTATTGCTATTTACATATTGTATGATTAGCTCAACTTTTGATGACCGATGGTTGCCCATATAAGCCGATGCCATATACCATCTGTTTGCAGTTACAGGCACTCTTTGGACTACGCCAAAATAAGTTGCTGCACCTGCATCATTGGCGGTCCAATACTTCAACACGTTTTCATTTGGCAAGTACCCATTTGCCTTAAGCCCCCAGTCAGGATCTTGCCTACATTCTCGGTTTGCATTGGGTGCATTACCTTCAGGGTTCCATCCGTAAGGTACGCCATTTGTAGGATTAGCAAAAATCGGATTTGTCAGTAAATTAGCACCACTACCGCTACTCAACTTATCATTGGTAACACTCCCCGCAACAACCAAATCGCCACGGATACCGACTTGACCGTTAGCAACGCTAAAGACCTGCTTAACATTGCTATCATTGGCATTAGCCACAATGCCAAATTTATCAGCCATGACAATGACGGAGCTTTCTGCCGTTTTGCCGTCACTTGATGCGCCGAGGGCAATGCCGGCAATTGCGGTACGACCACCACCGACTACTTGCGTTTTAATGGTGTGTGTCGATGACAACTTACCGCTGACATCCGCTACGGTTTTGCTGACTTGAGAGATTTTAGATTCGGCATTTGCAACACGGCTTGTCATTGTCGCAGTTTTCTCTGCCTCCGCCCTGTCCGCATTCGCTCGCGCCGTTTTCTCCTCTTCGATTTTTGCATCTAAATCAGTTTTAACCTTGCGAAATGCAGCACTTAACTGATTTAACTGAGTTGCTGTCGATGATTTAGCGTCAGATACCGCTTTATCAACCTTTGATATTCCGCTTTCGGCATTCGCCATTCGAGTAGTTAAACCGCTGATTTGTTGAGCGGTTGCTTGCTCTTTTGTGGCTTGTGCTTGTTTATAACTCGTTAAGTCTGCGGATACTGCGCTGATAGTGCTATCGGTATCTTCCGGTGCGGGAGTCCAGTCTGTAGCAACGTTACCAACCTCCAGTTTAGGGTTGCGAAATTTAACAGTCCCCGGAGTTGATACACCAAGAATAAACCGCCACCCTCTAAAGTTAGTCGGCTGGATAGCAATGCCTGTGACACTCACCCGACTCCATTTACTTGGTGCTGCAGTTTGATTAATCACAATCGGATTTGTTGATCCACCATGAGTATTATCAATGCGGTCAGCACGCATATTCATCCAATACTTGATTACGCCGTCGGTATTATCGTCAGGTGTCATCACTTCAAACGATATGGTAACTTTTGCGCCATCAACAAGCTCATTCAGCCCCCCTTTGTGCTCATATCCCTTGATTTGATATTGCTTCCAGGTAGCGTTATCGGAGCTGATAGTCAATACGCCATTATCAACATCGATCGTAGCTTTTGATCCGCGCCCTTGAGATTTGTACCACTTGCCATTTTTAAACGAGCTATCCAACAAGTAGTTACGACCACCAATTTTGATATTATCAATCTTAGCGTTTAAGTTTTGACTGACCTCGCTTATGCTCTTTGTTGCTGATGTAACTGAGCGTTGGATATTTGCAATGTTACTCTCTACGCCACTAATACGAGAGATTGCATTATTTTGCCAAACTGTTCGCGCCTCCGTCTCGCTGGTAATAACTTGACGGATATCCACAAATTTTGCATTAATTAACTCAGACTGATCTAAATCTTCCGGTGCCGGTGTCCAGTCTGTAGCAACGTTACCAACCTCCAGTTTAGGGTTGCGAAATTTAACAGTCCCCGGAGTTGATACACCAAGAATAAACCGCCACCCTCTAAAGTTAGTCGGCTGGATAGCAATGCCTGTGACACTCACCCGACTCCATTTACTTGGTGCTGCAGTTTGATTAATCACAATCGGATTTGTTGATCCACCATGAGTATTATCAATGCGGTCAGCACGCATATTCATCCAATACTTGATTACGCCGTTGGTATTATCGTCAGGTGTCATCACTTCAAACGATATAGTAACTTTTGCGCCATCAACAAGCTCATTCAGCCCCCCTTTGTGCGCATATCCGTTGATTTGATATTGCTTCCAGGTAGCGTTATCGGAGCTGATAGTCAATACGCCATTATCAACATCGATCGTAGCCTTTGATCCGCCTCCTTGAGATTTGTACCACTTGCCATTTTTAAACGAGCTATCCAACAAGTAGTTACGACCACCAACACGGATATTTCTAACCGCACTTTCAAGTGTTGCAACCTGTTGTGCACTGGTTTCACGATCTCGCACAATCGTTTGGTTGATCTGATTGATTGAGCTTTCATGTTGTCCAATTTTAGCAGTGAGGATTTCACGCGCTTTTGATTCAGCATTGTCTGCGGCGATGCGAGCTTCTCGCTCCACCTCAATCCCACTTAAGGCACTATTCGCTTTTGCAGTAACTTGCTCAATGGCTTTCGCTTGTTGGTTATCAACTTGTTCAAGTTTTTGGATTGCCGTTCCACGTGCATTAATTTCAGCCTGTAGCCCCTGCGCCGCCTTGAGTGTTTCAGCCTCGATTTTTTTAGAGATCTTAATACTCTCGTCTTGGATAGCCTTTACTCGACTGTTTGCTTCCGCAATCAATGCAGCATGGCGTTTTTGCGTTTCGGCGGACACCGCACTATTCACATCATTTTTGAGCGAGTTAATCAACTCTTGTCCAAGGTGTGATTTAGTGATTTTGCCCTCAATTGCATTGAGTAGATTATCCGGGTTGTGGTCAGCCTCACCAAATACTGCGGCGGTAAATTCGCCCTTGTTGTCGTTTTTATCGCCGCAGCGCAACCAAAAGTAATACTCCGCGCTCAACGGCACGCCACTCATAACATAGTTATTTTGTGGATATGGCAAGGTTGCCACTTTAACCGCTTTACTGATGTCATTAGTGGTACTGCGCCAAACCTCAGTATAGTTACCAACAGTTGCTGTCTTTGGCAAATCCCAATCAAGCTCAATCGCAAACAATAGTGATTTAGTCACAAATCGAGGGATGTTGAGATTAATCTCAAATGTACGAGTTATTGGATCGGATAATTGACCTGCGCGGTTTTTGCTGCGTATCTCTACCGTATATCTTCCGTTCGGGAGATTATCAAAACTAATCTCCGGACTATCCAAGTCTAAGTGAGTGCTGTATAGATTGCCGTTACGGTATAATTTGACGTCATACTTGACCGCACCATGATTTGTTGATGTCGTCCACGTTAATTTAACGCCGCCATCACCAAAGCTCACATCGGCATTGGCAGGTTTGTTAACTCCTGCGCCATGAGCCGTGGTAGCCGACGGCATAAAACTCGCACTACCATCAACAATCGCCTCTTTTTGTGGCTCATGTTGTAATGCGGTAATGGTATAGCTTCCGTCGTCATTTTCGGTGATACCCAAAGCGCGGTAGAGTTGCGTTGATACTACGCCTGATTTAAGTACCCAGTTATCAAAAACACTCAACCCTTGCGGTACACTATCAAGATCAATGATTGCCGGATTAGCCTTGTCCACCGACTTAATTTTGATTTTTACCAAACCGTCAGCGGTGATATAGTTTAGATAGCTCTCACCCTTAATCTCTACGGGCTGATCTAACGTTACCTTTTTACCACTGATTGCAACAACTCGGCCACCTAAAACTTTGCCGGCATAGCTATTATCGGCAACCTCGATAATATCACCGGGTAGGTGCATTAATCCTTGTCGGCCAACCGCAAAGGTAATCGTGCATTGCTCAAGGCGTGATGTCTCAAGCACCCATTTACCGTATCTATGAGCCTGACCGCGTGAGGTGCATCCATAAGCTGTCATCTTTTTGACGTTGTAGCCGTAACGGGCAATCATGCCATCATCGGCAACGTACTCAATCGCTTTTTGGTACATGTTGCGCTCGTCCGCGTACTCAACCTCAACGGCGGTAAAAATCGCCTTACCTGCGGCGTATTGACGGGTAAATTTGCCGTCTTTTACATTTGATTGAGAGTACAAACAAACGGGGTCAGCCGGTCGGTCTTGGATTGCGGTAAATTGTGTGCCGTCCCAAACTGCGATCGCGCGGAAAACGGACGCCATATCAGACAGTACATTGTATGCCTCACGTTGCTCGGTGAGCCATAAGTTAGACACCATGCGAGGCTCTTTGCCACCGTAGCCGTCATCGACTAACTCATCGCAATATTTTGCAATCTCGTAAAGCTGGAATTTATCAATCCCATAATCGCCAATACGCTGACCTAAGCCAGCCAATTTATTAGTGATTAAGTCGTAAAAAATCCATGCCGGGTTATTCGTCCAACCTAATTTCCAATCACCTTTCCAGATTCCAGGGGCGTAAGTTCTTGCTTCTGGGTTGTACGTTGTTGGGATTTTGATAATGCGGCCATACAGCAAAAAGTTGATGTTTGGGAAATTTGGGTTGTATCGGCTATCGGTCTTGATGCCTACAATAGCCATATTTGGATAGCTTAATTTTGTGTCGATAATCTCAGTGTAACTTACCCAATGCGTGCCATTTTGTAAGCGTTGAGATTTGCTATCCGCAGTAAATCGCTTGACAGTAACCGTAAATGGCCTTGGCGGTAAATCATCTATGATGTAACTACGGTAAAATCGGGATGACGATTTACCCACGATCTGATACGTTCCGCGCGGTGTGTTGTTAACCAAAATTTGGAAGTCAACAGACGTGCCGTTTGTGTCGCCCTGATCGTTTTGTGAGATTAACGCATTTACGCCGATCGTCAGGCGTAAGCGCGTTACGTCAGGGTCTATGACTGAGCGCGTAATTGGGTGCTGCTGTTTTACCTCTGCTCCGACCGATACCTCACGCTCAGACGCCTCAAATCCATCTAATGGCTTTTGGTCTTGATAGCCTAGATTGTACTGGATCTCCGTGTTTTTAAAGTTAAAACTACCGGCATCATTATCATCTACACCGTTTGCATTTTGGATTGGTGTATTGTCAAAATACGTGTCTTTCCATTTGTTTGTAGGCCCTTTAATTGGGCCAAGCGAAATTAAACCGATTGCGCGCAATTTTTGAGCCGAGCGCAAAGAATCAGGCGCCTCGTGCGGGGTATGTCCGCCGCCACCTTTTGATCTACCACCCATAACAAATCCCTAAATTAATTTCCAAAAAAGAATGGTCTTGAGTTTTTCTTCGTCTGATCTTTTGTGTCTATCATGTCATCAAACGTTTCAATCCCTTGCGATATAAGCACAAGACTTGTTAGCATTTTTCCGTACAGCAAAGGGATTGGTCTCCCTTGTGGCGTTAAATTTTTGATATTGCTAAACGAGGTGCTTTGTTTTTTCTCGCCCTCATTGTATTTATTGTTCATATCGGGCATTTTTGTTAACAACCCGGCTACGCCCGTGAGTAAAAGTGAGGCACCCATTGCTCCCATCATTGTCGCTCCAGTACCCCATGCTGCTATAGAGGCACCTCCAGTCCAAAATGCAGCCGCAATTAATACAGCGCCCAAAATAAATTGACCAAAACTCACCCCTTTACCAGCCCCACATATCACTGGTGTAAAATGGACCATGCAACCATCTCTTAACTCAGCAAGAGGGGTTGCCTTTAATCTCTCCTCAGAGAGATATTTACTTCCTACGCGCACCTTGTAATAGCCGTGCCGTAAGTGTTGGCGCAATCCTTTAATCTGCGTTAGCAATCCACTCATCAGTTCTTTAAAATTGCTAACCTCTAGCTCTAACGGCTCATCTGCAAATCGTTTAAGACTGCCGTAAAATTTAACTTGTACCAATCTTTAAATCTCCATACTGAGTGCGTATTATTGAGCCAAAATCCACCGTAAGGCACGCGAGCCGATAAGCGATCTTGGCTGTGATGTAATATCGTTTGATTGCCGAGATAAATGCCGGCGTGATTCGCCACATCAGCGCCAACTTGGATTAAGACGACATCGCCAAGCTGCGCATCATCTTCTTGCATTAGCTTGTAAAATCCGCATCTCTGTAAACCATCCTCGTATAGGTTAGAGGATTCAAACCAATCAAAGGCGTACTCAGACTTGTCCGGTAATTCAACGCCGGCAAGCATGTAACTGTCTAACACGATATTGCGGCAGTCTTGTTTGTTGTTTTCAAACTGTCGCCCAAGTAGTGGTGGGATGTTGCGAAACCGCTTAATCTCTCCACCAACAACCAGCCAAAAATCCAAATCTAACCGCACTTGGCATTCACGGTCGGCTGTTGAGAGGTAGGGCAATCCCTTTTCCTCGCCACTATCGGGGTGAGAGTGGACTAGGGCAACAATATGCCCGACCTCTTCCGCTGCGATAAATTCTTCCGGCGCAATCTCAAAATAATTGATCGGGTCGGGCGATACATTGACGCACGGGGTATAGATATTTTGCTTGCCATCAAAAACAACAAAACCGCAAGATTCCTGCGGTTTACATTGTTCGGCGTGTGCCAATATCTCTTGTTTTAACTTGTCATCAATCATAATTAGTTACCGTATTGTGTCGTGCTCGGGAATCCCCCAAAAGGCAAAACCGCATTTTCACCAAAGCGCAATTTACAACCTCTTATGCAGTGTGAGCACTTATCCTTTTTTTTGTCACTTGTTGGATTGTCAAATTCGTCAGCCACCGGACCACCGGTATAACCGCACTCAGGGGAGCGATATTGCCAAATACAAGTATCGGATGTAATCATTAATAACGGGATTTTTGCGTTATCTGTTTCCGCCGGTGATGCCAACTCAAAGACAGCACGCTCATCATCAAGTGATTTTAATTGCTCAATGATGTAGTAACTTACACTTTCTTGTCTTGGATCTGCCGTTGAATTTACACCGCCAGGAAAGTTTTTTGCGTCCAAATATTCCGCCGGCACAAGATGGCGCGTTACCTTGCCGCCTACACCTTGCCCAAAGTATGCAACAATGCCGGTTACAATGCCGTAGAGGTTTGATACCGCAAGCGTTGGGCGGTTGCTTGGCCCTTGTCCGCTAATCTCAAAACCGTCCGCTTTTATCGGGTAGGCTTGGTACTCTTTACCTTGCCACCAAATATTTTCCTTGGTTTGGCTTACGCCGTTGTGGAAACGGTAGATCTCGCCTTTAACATCAGGATCAGCGTTGCTTGAGATATGGCGCAAGTCAATTTCCCAAAGCTCTAATAACGCGCCTTGCTCAAGTTTAAATAGGTCTGAGCGCATTTCTGTTGGTAGTGGTTTAGGCATATTACCACCACCGAATAACCGTAATTAATTCTGGCAAATTCCAAATAAAAGCAAACAAAAACAAAATTGCTGCGGCAGTCCACATCGTTTTCCGAATCTCTTTTGGTGTGGTATTAATTGCTTCCATAAGAACTCCTAGAAATTTAAAAGTAAATCGTTTATCATTCATTCAATGTTTGTTCCTTCTTGTACGGAAAGTTGGAATAAAAAAAGCCCTAAGTGTTAGCGCACTTGGGGCTTTGTTTTGTGTAATAAAAAACCGCACCCTGTTTCCAAAGTGCGGTCAAATTTTGTTGTGTTTTAGAGAATGTCTAGCTGAAATCCTGTTGCTTTAGGGTTGTAGGCTCGAAGATGTTTTAATACGCGCCAGTTATTACCTTGCTCGCATTCAAATTGCTCTGTAATGCGTGTCAATACGTTATGAGCCTGACGGAGAGTGCTGCGATATTCGTAAGCCACACCATAAACGGAGGCGGCGTAGTGCGAACCAATTTGTTTTAATGCTGGGTGAAGTACTTGGCAAAGTTCCGTGCCACGCAATAAAGCGAACCACGCCCAAACGAGATGTTGGAGTTCGCGTTCGGTAAATTCAAAATTAAAGCACTCATCTTTTTTAGGCGTTGTAATCAACTCACCCTCAAGCACGATTCTGTGAACATACTCCACCGCTTGCGGTAACTGCTCTAATGTCAAATCTTCGATTGATTCCACATTAAAGCGTTGATGGATTAGATGATAGGCATCGGAATAAATTAATCCCTTTTTGCTCACGAGCATATTCACGGCATTGCGTAAACCTGTTCTGTCATTGACGGATGTTTTGCTTTCATATTTTCCTGTTTTACGAATAGTAGGTAATACTTCCGCTGTAACCCATTTTCTAAAACGGTGTGGAATAGATCCTTTTTTCACTGCATCACGGCAACGTAAGATCAAAGTGTACATTCCGCTTTCGCTGATGATATTCATTTCTTGTTGTCCACCAAGGGTGTAACTTAAAGTTACACCCTTTTCGTCTTCATCTAATGCCAATAATGCTTTACGATTGTTATCAATACCTATTGCATCGCAAACGTCCTTAGCAACAAACCAAGGCTCATTGTTAATAGCTAAAGTGCGGATAGATTTTGATTCAAAGTTGAATGTAGAGAGTTGAGATTGATTAGACATAACTGTCTCCTGTGGTTTTTTTTCGATATTAAGATTTACCCAATTAAGGGTGCCGGGTGGTTCGAAAGCCTTCCACAGATAGGCTGGGATTATTCCCCTCAATGAAATTTATAATGGCTTGTAAATCTCACTGCTTTATGGGTGTTATATTCTCCGCCCGCCCGGCATAGATGAAATTGGATTTATGCGTGTTAAGTCTTAATGGCAATAAAACTAAACGAGATCACAAATTTTACGCATAAAAAAACCGCTATGCTGTCGGGTGCGGACTTACCGCTGTGGAATATAAGGTTTCGACACCTTGATAAAAATAATAATGAAAAATCCTATTGGTTGTCAATAGGCTTTTTTTCATAGAATAAAGCTAATCCCGAAGCACGCTGCGCCAATGGCAAAACCAACCGCTGCAATAATTGCTGCACTTGCTAGCATTTTCCCTGCAATGCCTGCATCTTTTTCACTCATTTTTCCACCTACCTTAACTTGATGTTTTGGTGTATACTTAATCAAAATTGCTCCTTAGCCTATTTAAGGGGTAAATAAAAACCCCGAAGTGCTGCAAACGCTTCGGGGTTTGTTTTTTCCGATTGCGTTGTGAAATCATAACAAAGCAAGTATCTCTTGTAGTGAGGAAGGACTTCTACATTCTTGCTTTGTGAGATGTATTTTCACAACTCAACCTTTCAATTTCTTTTAAACTACTTTAAAGGATTTAAACTACTTCCTCGAACTCACACGTGAAAGTGGTGTGCGTTTTGGTAACAGATCGTGGAAATTTAGGACAAACCACCTTCACTAATTCGCCACCAAGTGCCACATCCTTAAAATAAAAGGCACGAACTCCGCCGTGTTCTTTCATAAAATTTCTGAATTTCTCTGCTTCTTCGTGTTTGAGTTTGTAGGTGACTGAATATTTGCGCAAAAGCGAGTTAATGCCATCTGCCATACGCTGTTGATAACCATCGCCAAAATTAAGCACTTTTCGTCTAGGTTCTTCCTCTACAGTATATTTAGGCTGAGGACACCAAGATAATGTTTTTAATGCCATGTTTACTCCTAAGATAACAATCCGCCAGGGCGCATATTCTTCTGCAGCATTGTTCCTGCTTCCGCTTGCGCAATTTGTCGCACTAATTCTACGGTAATTTCAAGCTGTCCATTTTTTGATTGTTGGCTTACCGTCGCATCCATCGGTTCACCGTTATTAATCACCTTAACCGCTATATTCCCTGATGATTTAGGTTGATAAGCCATAGTGGGCAATCTTGGTACGCCAACTCCACCACCATTAGCAAAACCACGACGAACAGAACCGTAATTAAGATGATCTAAAAAGCCACGACCCAAACGAGCAGTGGCTTCTTTTGTTATGACGTATTCGCCCTTATGTACAATACCAGCAGGCGTGTATTTTCCACCATCACCTGTATAACCACCTGTAGAAAAACCAACACTGGTAATTTGAGACACTAAATTAACCCCTGCACTTGCCACTGCTGCCATATTAGCGAATTTCTGTGCTGGCGTAAGAGCGGTTGGATCTGCTAGTGCTTGTGCGACCGCTTGAGATAACTTCACCGTAGCTTCTGCAATGGCAAAGGCTTTTGAGATTGCAAACATTGCTTTATAAGCTGCAGATTGCTTACCGGCTGATTGTTCAACGATTGATGTTAAAGTTCCAAACGCATTACCAAGATCATTTAATCCAGTAGCATAAAGTCCCATTTGCTCTTGAAACTGATTATTTCTGTATTTTTCAATAATTTGCTGTTTGCGTTGTTGGAATTCTTCTTCCGTGATTAACTTTTGATCGTTAAATGATTGAAGCTGAGCAAGCTGTTGCGTTTGTTGATTAATTAACTCTTGTTGTGGGTCATAAAGTGCGCGTAATTGTGCCAATGGATCGACCGCACTTTGTGACATCTGTTGCGCATAGTCAAACTGCACTCGATTCGAGGCTTTCGCCGCTTCACTTTGGTTGATCTGCCCTTTCTCGTATAATTCTTGAATAGATTTTAGTTCATCATCACGATTAGCTTTCAACAACTTTTCTGGCGCATATTTGCCAGCAAGCTCTAAACGTTGGCGAGCAAAGCGTTCTGCAATAGCCGTTTTTGCGGTTTCATATTCTTGATACGATACCACACCTTTTTTATTGTGTTCTTCCAACCGTTGCAACATTCGCACTTGTTCTAATTCAATTTCACCTAGACTAGAACTGCTTTTCTTGCGAATTTCATCGTAGAAATTAAGCCAGCTGTCGCGTGCATTTTCACCTGATTTGGCAGATTTTCTTTGTGTTCTGTTTTGTCTATCGTCCCACTGCTTTGAATATTTTTCATCCAAAGCATTGTAAGCCCCCATATAACCATCATTTTTGACAGTAATCCCTGCACTATCCAAATCCCGACGAATATTTAATGCAACCCAATCTTTTTTGGATTTAGCATTATTAATTTCATTCTGCAATTTTGTGCGGTCTATAAAAGCTTGGGTTTTATCATCAATATTTAAGGCTTGCGGAGATTTTCCAGATAATGCGTCACGATAGGCTTGATTAAAAATCAATAACCCATCTGCGCCCTCTCTTGCTGCATCACCTACATTTAACAACTTACTCATCATTCCTGCTAATGGCGGTTGAACATTAGCGGCATTATTCGCCACAATGAGCATTGATGAATTAAATGTTTGTACATTTTTATCGGTGCGCAATAACTCAAACCCAAGATTGCTTAAAACCGCATTAGTTTCATTTTCAGTTGTTGTTGCCAACTGTGATGAAATAGTTTCACTCACCCCCATTGCGTCATTGAGTAGGCGTTGTTTTTCTTCCAAATCTGCGGTGATTTTGGCTTGTTCTCGCATTGCAGAAGCAATTTTCTCAGCGTAATTTACTAATGAGAAACCTTCGTTGTTTTCACTTTGCACTTGATAGGTTTTTATGGCTGCCGTTAAATTGTCATAACGTTTTTTTAGTTCTTCAATTTGTTGTTTTCTGGCGATAATGTTTTCTTCAAGTTTGGCTTGCTCTGCACGAAGCTGCACACTGTTCATTTTCTCTAAAGAGTGCGCCACTTGCTCAAGATTATCTGAGTAAGCTAGTGCCGTTTCTTTGGCTCTTTCTGCTTCTTGTCGCCACTCTAACAAATAGCCAGCTCCCAAAGAAAGCCCAACCGCCAACGCACCAATCGGGCCACCAACTAATCCTAATGCACTACCTAATAAGCGCCCTGCTGTACTGGTATTGCGCTTTGCAATGGCAAGGTTTTTATTCGCGGCTGCTTCCGCATTAATCGCAATGGTTAATTTTTTTGCCTGTGCTTCTGCCAATGTTTTAGCCGCAAGTAATTCCGCTTCTGTTCGTGCATGTGTGATTTTAAGTTGGATCACGCTCATTTCCGCTTGAGCTTCTGCACGCAATGCTGCTGTTCGTTTTACTTCAGCTTGCGCCACTTCTGATGCGACAAGCCCTTGTTTACGACTTTCGGCAATAAATCTGTTAAGCTTTGTTGCACCGACCGCCGCGCCGAATGTACCCATTACGGTCGCTGCCACGGTTAAATGATGACTAAATCCATTAATGATTTCGGCTGCAGTTCGACTGACACCTATCGCATTGTCTGTTTCACCCACCCATTTAACTGTTGCCGTACTTAAATTTTCTAGTGCAGCAGAAATTGTTAAAATGCGTGAGCCAAATTGACTATCAACGCTACTTTTTGCTCTCTCTAATGCTGGAATAAGTACATCTGTAGTCAATTTCCCTTCTTTCGCCATATTGCGAAGTTCGCCAGTTGTGACTCCTAAGCCGTCTGCTATCGCCTTTGCCAATCCTGGTGTTTGCTCCATAACAGAATTAAATTCATCACCACGAAAAACGCCACTACCGAGAGCCTGTCCAAATTGCATTAGTGCCGCTTGTGCAGATTTTGCGCTTGCACCAGAAATTGCAACAGCTTTTGATACAGTTTCTGTCAAACTTGCGACCTGTGCTTGGCTAATTTTTAAGGCTTCTGCATTTTGAGCAAAGCGTTGATATACACCTGATGTCGCTTGGATACTTTGGTTTGTTTTAAGTGAAATATCAAAAACAGATTCTAAACCGCGCGCACTGTTAATTGATGCGCTTTCAACTAAACGAAGTTTATTTTGAATTTCAGTGTAGCCATCGGCATAATTTTTTAGTTGAGCAATTCTTCCACCAGCAAAACCAGCCCAAAAAGTACCTCGAGTGAAATTATTTAAATTTTGTGCCGCTTTCTCAATATTATTGAGATACTGAGATGAGCGAACTGAAAATTGTTTCGCTCTATTTTGCGCTTTTTCTAAATTTTGTTGAAAGCGCGCCTGATCTAACGTTAACTGAATATTTAATTGACCTAATAAACCAGACATACTTTATCCTTTAAAATAAAAAGGCCCACCGAAGTGAGCCTTTTCAAAAATGTAACTTAATCATCAAACAGAACTTTATTATTTGGACTGAATGCCAAAAAGTTTATTCCATTTATCTTCCCGCGTCAGTTTTTTATCTAAAACAATTCGAATGCAGTAAATCAAAGGAATCAACGATACTGCAAAAGCGAATACTGCTCCCCAAGGGAAAGAAGGGGTATTCAAATAACCACAAAAACCAGCAAAACCAATAATTAAAGCAATAACAAAAATAATACCCATAGAATCAAACAAAAAATCAAAAAAACTATCAATAAGCCATTTCATATTCTCTCCTTGGTTATTTTTTTATCATCGTACGATATACCCATATAGATTTCAATAGAAATATCATCGATTCGCCAAATATTCCGATGCACCGTCGTCATCGTCATCGTCATCGTCATCGTCATCGTCATCGTCATCGTCATCGTCATCGTCATCGTCATCGTCATCGTCATCGTCATTTTCTACCATATTTTCTTGATAAAATGGCATAAAATTTGATAACTGTGGCGGTTTTGCTTTCGTAGATCGATTTATCAAGCGCCTGATTAAACTGAATTGAGTCCAAACTCAAAAGAATATTTAACGAACCTAAACTTGACATATTCACCTCATAAAAAAAGCCCGCCGAAGCGAGCTTTTAGAAACTTATAATTTAATTAATAATAACATATTTCACACGATTCTTATCTTGTTCAACTATCCTTAGTTTCTTAATACGGTTATTTTCTTTAATAATAGCTACAACAAGACAAGTTGCGAAAATAGCAACATATACACCAATAAAAGCGAGAATATAAATAAAATCAACAGCAAATAAAAGGAATAATGTCCCTAATGCAATAAGCAGTATAAAAAAGCATTTTGCTGTAAATTGAATAAAATCACGCAACATACTTACCACCTTCTATAAGTTGAAAGTAACTGTTTTTCCTGTGGGTAATTCAACCGATAAATTTAACACACCACCCATTGCCTCAATGTAACGTTTAACTGATGATAATTTAATGTCATTGCCACGTTTTTCAAGGGCGACAACTGACGGCTGAGAAATACTTAATGCTTCTGCCATTTGCTTTTGTGAAAGCTCTAATTCTTCACGAATACGGTAAAGTTGTAACTCCATTCGCATATCGTCTGCCATAGCTTTCACTTTCGCTTGCTTTTCAGCTGGAAGATTATTCATCAGATCTTTAAATTTCACGCTCATTTTCTTGCTCCTTAGTTAATTCAGAAAGGTAATCATCATAGGTTTGTTCCGCTAGGGCAATCATCTCTTTGTAAAAGAGTTTTTCTTTCTTGCCTTTTTTATCTCCGCCACATAAAACAATCGCTTGTCTGACAGGGTCGAAAATATAAAATAAACGGAATACCGATAATTTAGACTGTACTCGCAATTCTTTTAAATTGGTATATTTAGAGCCTTGCAGCGTATCCGCATAAGGTCTGCTTAATTGTGGACCTTCTGTTGATAATAATTCCAACGCCGCATAGATTTTTAATACGTCATCTTCTGCCAGCGTTTCTAACCAGTTCAAAAGTGGGTCTTGTAAAATTACTTCCCATTCTTGTTTCATACAGCTATTACCTTTCTTATTATTTATATAGATTTTAATCTATATAAGATTCAGAAGCAATAGATAATTTAACGATTTGCTAAATAATCAGCCACTCCGTCATCATCTTCATCATCCATTTTTTCTTGGTAAAACGGCATAAAATCAGATAACTCTGGAGGCTTAGACTTAGGGTCTCGATTTATCATAGCAAGCAAATGTGAAACTTGTGCAGTACGATAATCCTCTCGCCATAATCCAAAAGGCTGTTCCTGATAAAACATTTCGTATTCTTGGAGATGACGCTCTGGCATTTGCTCAATTTCTTCAAGTGTTTTGCCGAGAGAAAGTGAGAGGTTTATTTGGAACTTTCTTCGGCTTGAGAGTTTTTTGGTTCATCTTCCACAATAACTTGCGTTAATTGCTCAAATACAACCTTATCTAATTTGGAAAGTGCGGTTAAATCGTCTTCATTTTCCGCATCAAATAAATTAACGCCGTTTTCATCACAAAGGCGAATAGCTAAGGTGCGGGTTAAGCGATTTGGATCGTAGATTTTTGCCAATTGCTCGGTGAGTTGCTTTTCGTCGCTAAAATCAAGCGTAATACCTTGTGTTTCGGCAATTTTAATTAAGGCTTGCTGCTGCCCATATAAGGCGTTGTTCATTTCGCCGACGGTAAACTCACGAATGAAATAACGTTCTCCGTTAATATCAATCGGGGTAACTTTCGGTTTGTTGGCTAAAAGTTTTTCACGTAGATTCATTATTTTTATCCTTATTTAATTAAACAATCGAATGAGCTCAATAATTGCTCTTAATAAATCAGCAGATACCCAAAAGAATATAGGTATGGAGAAAGCAAAAGCGATTTGCCAAATTGAATATTTCATAAGCAATTCCTTGATTATCTTTAAAAGAACTTTTAAAATGTTCGCATCCACAATGATTCCTTTTTCGTATTGATGGAATGAAAAAACCCGAAGTGCTGCTAACGCTTCGGGTTTTGTTTTTAAAGTGCGGTCAAAATCTACCACACTTTGGGCTATGCAGGTAAATGGTAGTCGCGTTTTGCTTTCTTAATAGTGACGCCGGAATCGAATTTACCTTTCACTTCGCCGCTCCAATTCTGTGAAGTTTGGATAAAGCCGGTACCATAAAGCGAACCTTGATTATTTTTGAAACCCATCATCCACGGGAAGGTTTCTTTACCGTAGAATTTTTTACGTAAATCTTGTTGCATTGGAGTTGCAGGGGCGTAGAAAAAAGTAAGTTTGATTGAACCATATTCAATCTCTCCTGCTTCGGTCTCTGTACCCTCGGAGCACATTGTTGTAATATCCTCCTCGCCGAGAGTGTCGCCATCGCCTTCAATATTTTTGATTGCGCAGAAGTTAGATGACCATTTCACGGTAGCAACTTTTGCCGTTGTGAAAGAGGTCGGCGCATCTTGGTTACTCCAGTCCACTTCATCTGCCAACGTAATTTTTTCGTTTGTAACGGATTTCACCGGGTAATAACCATCAAGAGAGCCAAGACCAGTTAATTTGACAAAATCACCGGCTTTAGCACCGTGACCGGTTGCGGTAATTGTCGCATTAGGCTTAACCGTTACGGCTGTGACTGCTTTGCCTTCGGTTAGACCAGTGCCTAAATAAAATTTAGTGCCTTGAAAAGGTGTTGTTTGTGTAGGCATATCTAGTCCTCATACTTAATTTGATATTTAAGGTTAGAAACGAACCAAGTACGATTTGTCGTATCTTGCTCGTATTCGTAGCTAATAAGAGTCATTTCGGAAATGTTTTCCGATAATTCATCATTAGATATAGCTACGCTTAATCGCTCTTTGATTTTGTCTGCAATATCATCTAATGCGTCGTCGCCTAAAGCTGTTTTCAGATAAATTGCGATATTTAATGCTGCGGTATATTCGTGATGACAGAGATCTACCTCTTCGCACGAAATCTCATCAAGAAAAACTGCAATAGCTGTTTTTTCTTGGTCAATATCAATAAATAAAGGGCGCCCAGAATAAATATTCTCAACACCCTTTATACTGCTTTTGAGCATATCCGACACTTGATGCCGAATCTTCTTATGAATTAGCATTTAATCCTCTATTTTTTTAAAATGTCACTCAACTCTCTTGTCAGTTCGACTTTGATCTGACTTGAATAATCTTTTAACTCATTATGGAAAGCCGTTGTTAATGGTCTAGATAACGGAATCTTAACAACATCAATTGAATACCGCTCTTTACCTTGTCGCTGCATAACGTGTTTACGACCATTTGCTAGAGTTTGAATAAAACCGCGTTGTATTTGATATTTGCCTATTCTAATTTGCCCTTTACTCGCTCGCATGGTTCGTCTAGGGTTTTCCAATAATCGAATTAATGGTAAATTTCTTCTATCAACTCGTATTTTTGCAACTGGTCGATTCGCTGTTGCTTTTTGGGATAATCGAGTTCGCTTACGGATTAATTTAGCTGGCACATGAATCTCTTTGGATACATTTTTTGTTCCATTTTTGATTGCACTTCTCGCCACCTTATTAATCGCTTTTGCTGCCGCTTTAGGCGCGACTTGATTAGCCAGTTTTTGGATATTAGCTTGTAATGCTGCCATCCCTTCAATTTTCACCGCCATATTTACTCCAATTGCAGCACGATCTTCCCATCTTCAAAACTAAACCCTCGCACAACATATTCCTCTGTTGAAGAAATAATGATATCTCCAAGTTTTGGCTTATATCCTGATGCTTTAAAAAGAGTGAGAGTACGCGTCGTGCCATTAATTAAGTAATCATCGGTGTAATTGCCACTCATTAGTTTTGGGCTTTCATCAAGCACAGCTTTGTATTTTTTGCCGTTGATAACATAGACGGACATCATCACATCTGATATGACTTTGTCCGCCTGTGCGAGTGCGTCATCAAACGGACTAAGCGTTGATCTTGACATCTACAGTGCCCATCGATACGCCACTAGCATGCCAAGCAATACCTAAACGCTTGTTACTACCTGCGGTAGTTGTTGCTCCGTCAGTTGCAGACCAGTACACGATCGCACCTTGTTTGATGTCGTCAGCCGCTTTTGCTTTAACGGTAAATACACCGGTAGTCAAACCAACACCAACTGCGGATTTTTCCACGTCGGCAACAGCAATCGCCGCAAGGTTTTCTAACATCACTACATCACCGCTTTTTACGGCAGCGGCAGCGGTAAAACGAACGGTGTTTCCGTCTTGCATATAGTTTTTAGCCATATTTAATGATCCTTTAATTTTGATAATAAAAAACCGCACCTCGCTTAAAAGTGCGGTCGTTATTTAAGGCGTTTTAAGTTACTTATTGGTAACTTTTACAATGCCACGGTAGTCAATTACATTAACACCTGCATCAATGCGCACCTTGGTAGATACGCCATCAACAGTGAAACCTTGTTGTTGCTCCATGTATGGCGTATCAATGCCGTCAAGGTAAGAAACTTCAATAGCCTCTTTGTTGATTAAGTACCAAGATTTTGGATCGGCAACTTGTAAACGTGCGGATTTAACTGTCGGCACAATGTCACGGATTGGATTGATAATGCCAGAATTAATATCAGCTCCCTCCACACTTGCTGAACCTAGAACTTGTTTAGCACGAGTATAAAGTGAGGTTGGTAACAACATAAAATCAGGCTCAATCGCTAATGGTTCACCACGAGTATTGACAAATCCATTCATCATTTGAATTGCTTTATCAATATTGGTTACATCTAATGCGGCATTATCAAATGAGTTTTTGTGCGAGGCATCAAATAATTTTTTGCCATCTTGCGCAATCGCGTTACCAGTTAATAACGCAAACACTAATTTAGCGATTGTCGCACGTGCCGCTTGTCCCATTTTTTCAGGAATTTTTGTCAACAAGTGCATATCGTCATTGATGATTGCTTGACGGGTAATACTAAATAATTGCCCGTAAGTCGCTAATGCAACGCTAGCGCCCTCATCGCCGATTGTGCCGTAGGTGTACTCCTCACCCTCACCAACTTGCGGTAAGTAACCAAAGTCACCTAATCCAACACGTTTCGCCGCGCGGAAGTCGGTTAATGTGCCACGAGAGGTAAACTGATCAAAGTTTTCCGCTGCGGTTTCCCAACCTTTAAGCAAGGATTTGTGCGCTACATCAATTAAGATCTGACCAAAGTCAGAGCTTGAGTGAGTAAATGCCAAACCAACCATGCTCATTGCATTTTGACCCGATACACTAATACCTCGATCAACCAATGATGCACGAGCAAGCTCACGCAATGTCATAGCATTGTAGGCGTTGTCTTTAGCATTTACTTTGTCTTTGTCGATACCTGCACGAGCCAATAAGGATTGTTTCACGCTATCACCAACAATGTTACCGTTATCGGCATAAGGCGTTACTGCTGCACTTGGGGTTGTGCCTGCACCAAGTTTTGCTAATAATTTGTCTTTGGCTTGATCTGCGGTAATTGATAAATCACCTAAACACTCCACTAACAAATCATTGTGCGTAGTACCAAACGGTGCAAATACCGCTTTAATGTCGGCGTTACGTTTATTTAATTCAGCCTGCACTTGTGCGGTGTTATCTACCGGAGCTGTCGGCGCTTGATTTACCGGTTCAGTTGGTGCTGGTTGTGCAGGAGTTGGTGTTGCTTGTGGTGCGGATGCGCCAGCGTTGCCTTGTGGCTTAAACAACATGTCTTTCATTGCTTTTGGCATATTTTCAAAGTCCTCTAATTTTCTTGATTTAATAGACGCCATCGCCACAAGTGGTTCGGCTAGTTTGTCTGCAAATCCTTGTTCAACACATTCTTTTCCGTTGAGCCAAGTTTCTGCTGATAGCATTTCTGCTAATTCTTCAGGCGTTTTTCCTGTTTTGCTTGCATAAGCTGGGATTAGCGTATTTTCGACCTTGTCTAATAAGTCGGCATATTTGCGCATATCCTCAGCATCGCCACCTTGGATGCCCCAAGGCTTGTGGATCATCATCATTGCATTTTCCGGCATGATTACCTCATTGCCCGCCATCGCAATAACGCTCGCCATACTTGCCGCCAAGCCGTCAATGTAAACTGTCACATTGGCTGGATGATTTTTCAGTAAGTTGTAGATAGCAATGCCATCAAACACATCTCCGCCAGGCGAATGGATATGCAAATTTATTTGTTTTAGATTATTACCTAAGGCTTTAAAGTCCTTAGCAAATTGTTGTGCCGAAATCCCCCACCCGCCAATTTCATCATAAATGGAAATATCTGCAGTATCGGTAGATTTAGCATTAATGTTGTACCATTTCATTGTTACCACCATTTAATTGCATTAATAAAAATGGCACTGGCAATTAAAAAGCCCAGTAACCACAAACCCCAAAATCGAAGTGAGGATAGTTGTTCATTCATTCTTCTAAACTCCTTGATAATTGAGAGAATAGTTTTTAAAATACTCATAGATTATTTCCTTTTAAATCGTTCTTAATTGGAAATTCAAAACCCGAAGTGCTACTAACGCTTCGGGTTTGTTTTATTCGTCTAGGTTTTCTCCGTCCTTTAGTGGAGATGCCCGCTCATTTAATGGCGTATTGGTTAAATCCGTGTCGAAATTCAGCCCTAATTCTCGGTTTTCATCCACCTCAACTTTACGGCGACGTTTAACTTCTGCTGGATTACTACCGCTTGCTCGTACTGCTTGGCTTTCGGTCGCTAATCCACCTTTGATGCGCTCTTTCCACGCTTGCGCCTCTTTTGTCGGGTCTATCCACGGCATCACTGGGCCACTATAAACAGCGTTATAAAGTGATGCAGGATCAATATCGACTGGCACATCAATTTCACCGCTGACAATCGCCATTTTTAGCCATTCTCTGTATATCGGGCGTGAGATGTGCGCAACAAAGGTATCTTGTAAAACGGAGTAACCCTCAAAGCTCTCCACCAACTCTTGGCGCTGGCTTGAGTAAGTCCCGTTATAGTCACGAGCAATGCTTGAGTAACTTGAGCGAGTCCCCGCCGCCGTTGCTCTTAATTGTCCGTTTCTAAAGGTTTCAAGGTTAACGTTCGGGCGGTTTGAGTTGATTAACCCGATGTCCTCACCGGGTTTTAAATCATCAATGATTGCACCGGGAGCAATCTCAAAATCTCGCTCCGGATCTCGCTCCGGACTGTCTGCACTGTAATCCTCATTATCTCCGTAGAGTGCGGCATCACCTTTTTTGATGTACATCGTAAAGGCGGCGGCAATTCGCGCTGCAACACGTTCGCTTTCCTCATAATCTTTAAGGTCAGCAAGGCGGACAATTACACCATGCAACATCGATACGCCACGCAATTGGTGCAAGCGCTTTTTAAACGCAAGGTGCAACATATTTTCTGCTGGCACAGTTTTAACTCGTCCAAAAGTGCGGTTGTTTTCTTGTGGGTTATCCATGTAAACGCGGTAAGACACAGGACGGCGCCAAGCATTAATCTCTATCCCTTGAATTACATTTGCCGTATCAAGGGTATTCATCGGCACAAAATCAGGCTCTAATGCCTCAAGGCTAAATGCAATGTCTGTGCTATGGGTTAGCCCCGCTACAGAACCACGCACGAGTTGGATAAATACCTCACCATCACGGAGCCACGTGCGTAACAACATCCGCTCAAGTTCGGGGCGAGTAAATTGTCCTGTCACTTCAGGACAGATAGACCATTCCGCCCATTTTTTGCGGATTTGTTCAGCTAAGGTTTCATTCACATCACCGTTTAAATTCATCGGCTGTGGCTCAATATGGATACCTCGTGAGCCAATAACACGTTCTTCCATCTTGTCCAAAATGCCAATCACAATATCGTGATTTTGGTCTAACGCACGAGCCTGTTCTCGCAAACTGACCGCACTTTGTTTGGTAGATACATTCGCGCCTTGGCTTTCGCGTTTTGCCTTATGTGTACGGCTTGGCATTGCTGCCTCGTATGCATTCATCACATATCGGCTTTTTGCTCGCTGTGCGCCCCATTTAGGCGAGATTGCAGCAATTGTTTTATCTAATATTCCCATTGTTTAAAATCTCGCATATTTGATTCTGTGGCGTTTTACGCGCTGTCTTGTTTCCGCCAGTAACTCATTTAGCATTTGTTGATAGCGGTCACGTTGTTTTGTCCATTCGGACACTTGGTAAGATACCGATCGCCCGTTAAAGCTCACTTGGCTTTGGGCGTTTTCGATCTTTTCATCAAGCGTTCGGATTTTTTCTTCGAGTTCGTCTCTGTCGTAGATAGCCATTTTTGCCCCAATAAAAAACCGCACTTTTTACGGTGCGGTTAGTTAAGTAGTGGTAACTCAATTTGCAATTTGTCTTCAAAGATTTTTAGTGTTGCTTCAAGCAACGGCTTTTTACCTTTCCATTCATTCAATGCTTTACCACAAACGCTTGCTAATTGTTTTCCGGCTTTATGTTCGCCCAAAGCTGTAATATTGCTCAAGCAATGTCATATTGCTAGATAGCAATTGATCTTGCATAAAATTAAATGCTTTGATGTAAGCGATCTTAATTGCCATTGCTTTTTTGGTTTTATATCCCATAACCAACAACATAAAACCGTCTTTTGTCATCTCAAACATTGGGCGTTTTTCGCCTTTTTTATCGATGTATTCAACGAGACCAAAATTGGTCCGGTTAAATTCGTCATCTCCCGCCTCTAAGATTTCGCGAATATCTCGCATAACATGTTTATGATATTTGCCAAAAACCTTAGCAACTGTTTCAGATGTGGTAATTGTTTTCGCCTCTTTATTTTGTACAAATTGTTTAAAATTTTCGGGATTTGTTAATTGCATTTTCTATCTCCAAATTTAGATAATAAAAAGCCCCAACTATCTCTAGTCAGGGCTTGAGTTATTACCGCAACATATCCACCTTTTCATAGGCTCGGTATCTACCGATTTAAGGCTGTTTAGGAGTTAAAGCCAACCGCCTTTTTTGCTTCCACCACCGTTTAGCCAATTACTTTTTGTTTTTGGTTTCGGTTGCGGTTTTACTTGTTCAATTTCTACCGCACTTTCAGTTTCTTCTTTCGGTGCGGATGATTCCTTGCGGATCACGTTAGGATTTACGCTTGGCAATTTCGCCCAGTATGGGACATTGTCCTCATCGCCCCACTTAATACGCTCATAACCACGCAAAATAGCGATTGCATGGGCGTAGCAAAATAGGTCAAACGCCTCATTGTTGCCTTTACCAGGTTTGCGCCACTTGCCGTCTTGTCCTCGCTCCTCGTAGGTCAGCTCATCAAAAAACCACTCCCCGAGCCACGCAGGGAAATGGATATAGTTAGCGCCGACAGTCTCACGACTTAATGCGTTACTAATGCGATCTTTGAGCTGGTCTGTTTGTAGTAAATACAACGGCACATCACCTCGTGCTTTAGCATGACGATCTGACCGTGAGGTGTTATCAGGATAAGTTCGAGAAATCAGTTTTTGGCGTTTGGTACTATCACCTTTAACGAGATACACTCGTTTTGATATGCCATCTCGTTTGCATCTACGCCAAAACTTATAGGCGTTATCTGTTACACCGTCCTCACCGCCACTATCCACCGCCATTGCAAGGATTGGCATGACTCCGCCGTCTAATCCCTCAATACGATATTGCTTATTAAGCACATCACTGATGAGTAAATCCCAATCCTCAGGGTAGGCGGACGGATCAATTGGTAGGCTTTCCCCCTCTGAATTGCTCCGCATTGATGATTTAATGTTGTATCTATCAATGAGCCACCGTTCGCTGTTTTCACCATAGCCCACAATTTGGACGACAAAACGGCGATTCCGCCCACCCTGTACATCAACTGCAGCCAATAAAAAACGGCACCCATAAGGTACCGTTCTTTTTTCTGTATCTTCTCGCCGCTCCATCAGCTCATCACTTCGGCGTTGCTCAAGTGCGGAGCGTGGTAAATAAGGCAATCCCCAGTCTGTATTTGTTACTGCCTTTAGCGTTTCTTCACTGCCTGTCATTTCAAATTCATGTTCAGCAGTGAGTAATTTATAAGTTAATTGCGCCCATGTTTGATAAGCGGCGGCAGGGCCTTCTAGCCAAAATGATGCAATACGGGAGTTTCTGCCCTCGCCATGTATCACACCATCTTTATCTATCGTTTGCCCTTCCTTTAGCCATTTGCCGCCAATGTTTAATGCGCGTTTCTTGTCAGGATCTACGAGAGATTGACAATGTGGGCATTGTAAACGAGCGTTTTCGCTTGCCTTAACATAATCAGTATCATTACGATAACCCACCATATTTGCCATTGATGGCTCAAGCCACTCTTTGCAATGCGGGCATTGCCAATAGAATCTGCGTCTATCCCCGCGATTATATAAAGATAAAATCCCAGTTGTTGGCGGTGCCTCGTGAGTAGTTTTTGGATGATGTTTTATATCAACAATATCCTTTCCTGGCGAACTCTCTACAAGTGTCATACCGGCACTCATAAATGTAGTCGTCCGTTTGGACGCTAAACTAAATCCGTCACCCTCGCCGTCCACATCATCGGGCCATCGGTCATAGTCTGTTAATGCAACGTATTTATAATCTGATGATGACAATACGTTGATTGACGGCCAGCCAATTTTTAATAGATTACCTGCCCTAAAATATTTATCGTGGACATTGTTATCGTTTTTACGCGGGCTTAATCTTTTTGCAATCTCAGGCGAGCATCTAAAAGTGCGGTCTAAACGTTTACGACTATGCTCACTAGCTTTCTCTTGTGTAAGTTGTACCAAGAGGAAATCAGACGGATCGCAAATAATCGCATAGGTTATCCAGCCATCAATCAATCCGATTGTTTTACCAGTACGAGCTGGCCCAACAAAAATAACTGCGTCATACTCACGAGAGTTTAGGCAGTCCATCGGATCTAACATATATGCAGCAGTATCTTTATCCCATTTAACAGAGTTACCCCCACCAACTGGCACTCGCATATATTCCGCTGCGGCTTCCGATACTTTCATTCGGCGAGGCGGTTTAAGTAGATTTGCAATATCTCGCCTAATATCTTTAGCTGATGCAAACATGACTACTCCTCTGATTTATTATCGCCAGCCTGTATATGTAATGACATTTGCGATTTAACGTCATCAATCACCTGTATTACACGAGTTAATTGTGTTGGAGTTAACGCACAATCACGCTCTAAAATATCTGGCAATGTATCAAGTGACTGCACAACAGCTTTAGCCAAAAAGCCCATCTCTTGAGCAACTTCAAAGGATGGTACCAGTTCGCCAGTATCTCGCTCGTATTTTAGTCTTTCGTTTTCCGCTTGCCAAAATGCTCGTCTCTCAACGGGCGATAAACTATCAACATCCGCCGTCATTTTTTCGGCAAGCCCAATTTTAATTAAATCAGATAGTGCATAGAGCTTTAATTTGGAGTTGCTACCAATAGCAGGAGTAAGCCCTGCAACCCGTTGTGATACGGTTTGACGGTGCATTCCGACAAGTTCGGCGATCTGATTTATATTGAGTTTTAAGTCAAATAAATTATCCATGCCAAACCTGCCAAAAATCTAAAAACCTTAAAAAGATGATGATGCCTAAGATGTCAAAAAACTGTCGAAAACCGCGCGCCCGAAACCCCGTGGAAAGGGGTATCCCCTCAGGAGTACCTTTTGCCGTCACGATTCTTTATAAAAATCACTCGATATATTTTTGTTTTATCCATAAAACATAGCTTAGGACTACCATCGAGCTATCATCAGATAGTCAAGGTCAGTCCTAATGTATGTGCCTGTATATACCAATAAAAAAAGGCCGCACTTTAATTGGCGGTCTTGGTTTGGTTAATCCACTTATTAAGATGATCTACTTGGCTTGCACACTTATCTCGCTCTGCGGTTACTTTAACTAACTGTATGACTACATCGCCGTATGTTTCCCCAGTAAATGCTGTTTTGACACAAGGTACAGTATAGGCTTGAGGCGGATAAATATATTCTGCTTTAGTCGTGATTTTATTTGTACAAGCGGTCAAGAACAGACTGAGGCAAACGAGTGTTGGCACAAGGTTGTGTCTTAATGATTTTTTTAACTGATTCAGCATTTTCTGTTGCTATCCTTTCTATTTCATCATTACGCTCTTGTTGCTCAATAACGGCATCACGCTCTTGTTGTAACGCAAGGATCAATGATTTATTAGCATTTTCTTGTTGCTGGATAGTTTGGGCTTGTGCTTGGTTCTCGGCTTTTAAACTACTTATCTTCTGAGATTGAAACCAAGTCCAACCGCACAAGCCCAAAATCAAACAAAGTGCGGTCAATTTTATGGCAGTTTCAAATCGGCTAAACATAATGCTTTCTCTTTTTCTCGGCGAACCACCAAACCTGCTAATTTTTTACCACTGGCATACACCCATCTAGGAAATTCGCCACAAGCCTTTTCATATTGTTTTGCTCGAAGATATTTAAACATCGTAGATTTGCTTACTGCCCCACAACCCACATTAAAAGTGATTGACACCGCAGAATCAAATACCGATTGCGGTAACACCTCGCCATTGCCATATTTGTTCACACATCGTTCAGCAATCACAATATCATTCTTCCAACGTTCGGCAATTTCCAAATCTGTGTAACGGTGTTTTGGATTGATTTTCTTACCACCATATTCAGTTGAACCAATTCCTACGGTCAAAACATCCGCAGGGCATTGATACGGATCACGTCTGCAACCCTCGGCATTCCCAATAATTTCAGCACCTACAGGACTTAATCTTAGCTCGCCACCGAACTGAGCATACATTAATCCCATTACCGTAATCACAGAGCAAACACCAAGAGCTTTCCTAGTTTTTGTCAAAATCATCATCAAATCCTAAAGACAATCGTTTCATTTTCACACGGTGTATTTCTTCTGCACGCCGTTCTTCATTTTTTCTAACTTTCCCTTCTTGGCATTTAGCATACATATTCACGAGACCACTTATTAAACCTATAACAAGCCCCATAATAGCCAGCCATTCTTGAAATGAATACATTGCCCAGAACGCACCAAAGCCAGACCAAAAAATACTTTGGCTTCCTGCATCTTTTAACATTTTTACACTCCACCCATTTACAGGGCAATAAAAAGCCCACCAATTACGGCGGGCGTGAATTCTGCTAAAATTAATTTTCCACAACTAAATCAGCAGAGGTTAAACATGATTGAAATTGATAAATTAAATGATGGTTACTATAACTTCCCGTACCAATCAGGAGAAGGAGACTCAACAAGCGATACATCATCTCCCTGTGTCGGAGGTTTCAACTTAATTCAACACCCAGAACTCATAGAAGAAATACCTGAAGCAAAATATTCACCTATGCTAAAAAAATTGCTCATTGACCTCAACCAAGAGAGCTTACCTTACCTCACTTTAGGTTGTGGCTATTGGGCATTTAAGGACAACAGGGACACATCTTATACTTATCTTGAGTTTTCCTTCAAAAATATCAAAACGGCTCAAAACCTTTCATTTATTCAAACAATTGATGAACAATTTATCGATTATTTACACACTCACCGCGAACAACTGGGGAGTGAATTTGGCGTGCCGCCTCAAGCATTTGATACAGCTCATTTAGCTTTTGCCTGGAATTATCGTCCATTTTCTTATTTTGGAAGCGAAGAACGCATCTTGCTCTATTTTCAAGCTGGTAGCCCACAACATCAAAATCTCGAGATATTCCTTGATCTACTTCATCGTTTTCTAACCGAATATTTACAAGTGCCATCATAATCACCAAATAAAAAAGCCCCGACCGTTTCCGATCAGGGCTGTAAAATTCTTTTGTGCGTTTGCTATGCGCTAAAACCGCAACTTACCGAATATAGTACACTTTCACTTGCAAGTAATCAAGTATTTTTATAATTTTTATGCAAAATCCATTTTTCGCACAATTTTTCAAAAGTGCGGTCGGATTTTCCGTTGTTTTTAGAAGTCGATTTTGACTGCTTTTGGATTAAAGCCTCGCAAGTGTTTTAATACACGCCAGTTTGTCATTTGGTCGATGTTAAAATCGCTTGTGATGCGGTTTAAGATTTGATTGGTAGAACGTAATACACTTAAATATTCGTAAGCCTGTCCGTAGATTTGCCCACTCATATTTGAGCCTAAAACGTTAAAGGCTCTCTCAATGTGTTGGAAAGTGCCTACGCCACGTTTGAAAGCAAACCATAACCAAACAAGTTGTTCGAGTTCGTACTCAGTAAATTCAAAACTGAATTTCTTTTCACGGCTAGGCAATTCAGCCTCAGTGATTAATTCCCCTTCTAAAATTATTTTGTGAACATACTCTACTGCTTCAGGGAGTTGTTCAAGGGTTAAATCTTCGATTGATTCCACATTAAAGCGTTGATGGATTAAATGATAAGCCTCAGAATAAATTAATCCCTTTTTGCTCACGAGCATATTCACGGCATTGCGTAACCCTGTGCGATCGTCTGCAGTTGTTTTTCGTTCTGCTTTACCATTAAACCAATAATCATGTAACGCTTGATAACACTCTTTTTTGTATTTGATTAATGTGTCACGGATTTCTGGTTTACAACGATTAATATCAATGCCAAATAACCAACCGTTTAAATATTCGATTGGTAAGCAAATCATTTCACGTTTTTTACCGTCTTCGGCAACTATGGTTATGATGACCATAGTTGAATTTAATACATCATCACGTTTCATTCGAGAATATTGAGATTTCCAATCCAAGCCGATATTTTCGCAGATTGGTTTCATAGCAGTGTAATGTGTACCGTTTTGTTTAAATGTAACTAAAGATTGATGATTGAATGAAATTGTTTGGGTTGAGATTTGATTAGACATAAAATGTCTCCTTTGGATTTTTTTTACGAAATTAAGATTTACCCTAAATAGGGTGCCAAGAGGTTCGTAAACCGTCCAAAGTCGGCTGGAGTTATTCCCCGAAGGTCTTTTATTCCTCGCCCTCTCGGCATAGATGAAATTGGATTTATGCGTGTTAAGTCTTAATGGCAATAAAACTAAACGAGATCACAAATTTTACGCATAAAAAAACCGCTATGCTGTCGGGTGCGGACTTCCGCTTTGGATTTAAGGCTACGACACCTTGATAAAAATAATAATGAAAAAGCCCCTTGGGTGTCAAGGGGATTTAATTCTTATTGGCTAATAACCAATTTATTTTTTTGACCTTTAGTTATAGTAATTGGTTTTAAAATATACCCGCCTTGTTGTTGCATTCCAAACTGACTAGGGACACTCCATCTAACCTCTGTGACGACAATATATTCACCTGTTTTTAAAGAATCAAAAACGAAGTTCCCTTCTGAATCACAGGTTGTTGAACGCTTTATATTTTTAAAATCTGGATAGTCTGGGTTAAATGTATCCGCCGAAATAAATCTATTTCCTAGCCATTGATTTAATGGATACATACCTTCTATTCTTGCTTTTGTGTAAGGTGAAGAAGGGTATAAGTCAACATTATATCCTGCACAATTAACAATCCCCCCTCCAACTTGACGCAAAAATGCATTCCCTTGAAGTGTTTCGCTACCTGGTTCAAGTTGTTTTTTTGCCTGATTAGAATCAAATTGATAAGGTATATTAATTTGTTTAGGAGTTGGTGCACATCCTGCTAATAACGCAGTAGATAAAGCGGCAAACAATAGTTTTTTCATTTTGATGTTCCTCTCGGTTTAATAGATTTGCCAATTCTACGAAACACAAAACATTTATTTAAGTTTTTAATCAAAGTTTTTTCTAATTTTGTGACATACATCTCAAATTCAGAATGCCCTATCAAATTCTCAAATAAAAAATCTATATAGATCTAATTTAGATCTATATAGATTTATTTATCCCAAAAACATAAACTTAATCTTAGCCCCAGTAAATGCACCTTTTAGGAATCTTACACCCCTAGCACGCTCGCGATACATATGCGCAGGGGAAATATGAAGTGCGGTACAAATATCTCGCTCTTTCGCTTGTTGAACGTATAGTGCCATTAAGATTTGGTATTGCAGCAAACTATCCTCGTGAAGATTCATTATCTGCTCCTCAATTTTTAAGCATTCGTCATCCGTTAAGAATCGAATGTGAGCCTTGCGCACGGTAGGTAAAACAGGAATAGAAATTGTGGTGCTTGGGTATTCTGTGCCAATTCTGTCTCTACCCCAGCAATTACCCCACTTTTCCAACACTCTCTCAACGCTATACGACATTCTACTCTCCTTCCAGCTCTTTAATTTTTGCCTTGTAATACTTAATAATCGCCTTGCAATCTTCAATGGTGTATTTCTTTGGCTCGTGGTCTTGACGTTCTAGCCAAGCTATCTTAGCTGCACCGATTTTATTGATAAGATTGATTCGATATTCAATGATATTTCCGCTCTTATGGTCATTACAGGGGGCGCATTGTTTATGTACGTTGAGCTCACAAAATCTTAATTCAGGACACGCCCCCACACTCCGATAATGCCCTGCGTGGTATTGCCCTTGATGATACCGACCGCAACTGATACAGGGTTCATTTTTATCTCGCAGACGGATAAATTTATTAAAGACCGATTGCGCCTCTTTCAGCCATTCTGAACGGCTTTTTAATTTAACCTTACGTTCCCTTTGCTTTTTCTTTTCTGCTCGTTCTTGTGCTTTTTGCGCATTATCTCGAGCTAATTTAATTGCACATTCAGGCGAGCAAACTTTCTGTGTTGAGCTAAAGGTTTTTACAAACGCTTTGCCGCAGACTTTGCATTTGGTTTCTTTAGGTTTGCTCATACCTATTCTCTATAAATGGCTTTCTTGTTGGTGCGACTTGCTGGATAGCTTACTTTTGGCATGGTTGCTACAAAATCTCCTTTAGCTGTATTCGCTAATACTGTTGTTATTGCCGCCGCTATAATATTTTTACCGTGATCAACGCGTCCTATTATTTCGGTATTCACTACTGGTTTAGTGCGTTCAAATTTTTCTTTGCTACTCATCATCAGCTCCGCATATAAAACAAATAATCACAGTTGTTACTACAAACAAAACAATCGTTAGGGCTATTTCTTCTCTCATTTAGTGCCTCCAACCATCACTAAGAATTACATCGTTTTCTGCTGCCCACGCTTGAACATATTCGATAAGGCTTGCTAATCGTTTTACGCTCATTTGAGCGGTACTTTCTCGTAGGTTGATTACTTCACCCTCTAATCCGATTACCATTTCAGCCTGTCCACCTGTTGCAATTTTGTGAGCCGATACCATAATCATCTTCCAAGTGTCAATGTCTCGCTTTTTACCGTTAAATTCGCACTGTTTTGATATATCGCTTAGTAGTGCGTGAAGTTTTGAGTTCTGCTCAAGTGAGCGTGTTATCGGTTGGATTTTTACGACCAACGGCTTTTTATCGTCCGTTGGCAGCTCTTTGATTAAATCCAAGCAATTATTTTTAATGCGTTGATCGCGTAAAAAGAAAGGTTTGTATTGGCTCATTCATTCGCCCCAGCCAAATAAAAAGCGATTTGATTTTTTCTCTTCCTGAATCAATACACAGACTTCATCGCAGAATTTTTCAAATTCTTCACGTGGCCAGCCTTCTAAATCAAATACCATACCGCTAAATTGAATTTGAGCGCGAATTTGCTCTTTTAGTTGAGCTTGCGACATCAACTCTAATTTCATAGGATCTACTTTTTCTTTTGGCGGCTCTGGCGGTGAAACCGTGTCCCATTTATCAGAATCAATTAACCATTCATCAGCGTTAATTATTTTATTCGTGGCACAGTCATACAATTCACGGTATGTCTTGTTATTTGACTTAGTTTTATCAACCACCAAGAAAAGCACTGAAATAGGCGTATCTTCAAAGGCGTTTTGAATCAAATTCAACTCGACTAATTGATTCCCAATAACTTCACGGAGTGTTTTTTCGGTGTTTCGATAGGCAATACCAGGAAACATAATGAAAAACCCAAAACGATGCGCATTGGCTAATCCTTTCAGCATAAAAACATCATCAAGCACACCTGATTTTTTCCACAGAAAATCCGCTTGAATAGCGGTCTTTTCTTCTTCGGTAAGTTCTTTAAATTTAAGTGAGAATGGCGGGTTCATTACAACACAATCACTTTTTGGTTCACTTTGATACAAGAAAAAACTCGTGTTATGAATTTCTGCATCTGGATAATTATTGGCTAATGCCGCGCATGATTCCGCCTGAATTTCTACTGCAATAAACTTACTTGGTTGAATAAATTGCTCAAGCTGTCCACTGCCTGCTGCACCATCAAAAACACTTGGATTTTTACCTAAGTACTTCTCGACTTTCCCAGCCAAATATCGACGCAAAGATTCTCCCGTGATGTACTCAGCAAATTTGTTCGCTTTCTTTCGATTGTTATGCTCTTCAAAACTCATTCTTTGTACTCCACACCTAAATCTTCTAACCCAAAATAACCGCAAGATTTTGTTCGATTCACTGCGCTGTATTTACTTACCTGCGGGAACGGTATCGGCTCAATTAAGTGACCGTTACAACGAAAACGATCGTCATCCCATTCACTGCTCGATATAAAATAATCTGGCGTATAAAAATCCTCTAATTCCGCACCGCACTTTGGGCATTTGTAGCTTGTCATTGCAATGCTCCTTTCCCATAACTTTTAGCCGCATAGGTTTTGGCTTGTTGCTGTGGTTTCTCATTGATGAATTGGTATGCTTGCGCCTGGTCGCAATCGAGGAAGTGACCTCTATCAAATTTCATATAGGCTGTGCCTAATCCACCAAATCGATTTTTAGTCACAATGGCCTCGGAGTAAGGATTATCACAATCTGCCTTGTATGCGCCCTCACGGTAAAGCATGATGATTTGGCTTGCATCTTGCTCGATTGAACCTGAATCACGTAAATCTGAATTAGCAGGGCGTTTTACTGCACGGCTATCTACATCACGGTTAAGCTGACAAAGTAAAATGATTGGAATGTTGAAGTTTTTGGTAAAGGCTTTTAGCTTGCTCATAGAATTAGCGATAGCTTGGGTTAGATTTACACCACGCTCTTGCTTGTGATTCATCAAGCCTAAATAATCAATTACAACCACAGATGGTGCGCCTTTCTCGCTAATATGGTTTTCTGTAATTGCGCAAATTTCATCGGCAGATAAACCACCACGATCGACAAAGTAAACATCTTGCGACCGTACTTCTTGCAATGCGCTTGTTAAGCGATGATAGTCGCCCTCATTAAGTTCAGCAGGATTGCGCAATTTCTTAACACTCACGCCACCAGTAGCACTCAACAAACGATCGACTAACTGGAAGTTACCCATCTCAAGGCTGAAAAATAAAACCGAGCCGTGATTTTTGGCGATATTGCGAGTAACTGTCAGACTAAATTCTGTTTTCCCTGTTCCTGGGCGACCAGCAACAATGACAATATCTGTTGAATTTATGCCGCCAAGAATGTTATCGACCGCCTCAATGCCTGTGTAAAGCAAGCGTTCTTTGAAATCGCTTTTTGAACGTTTTTCTAAAACATCCACGTAAGAATCGACCAGTTCTCCCATTGCAATGGGTTTAATTTCAGTTTTGCTGATAAGTAGTTTTTGGATTTGATTGAGTGCATTTTGAGTGATTTGGTTTACTTGCTCCTCTTTTGCGTTGGCTAACTCCCCTGCCATTTTCAATAATGCCTGTTGAGCAGTGCGGTTTACCCAAGCAGAATGGACTTTCTTCGCATAGCCTGAAATATTTCCGCTGTAAGCGTATCCGCTTGCTAATTCCGCTAGATTGGCAAAGTTTTCACCGTAGTCTTGCGCAAGCAGCAAAATATCAATCAAATCATCTTTGCGAGCCTGTTTGCGAATATTTCCGTAAAGTGCGCCAAGTTGGAATGTGGCAAACATTTCAGGCTCAAGCCAGCTCATCACTTCACGAGCTTGTGGGGATAATCCGCTATTCAAAAATGCCCCAACCAAGGAATACTCTAAATCGTAAATTTTAGATGTCATAACAGGTTATTCTCCAAAGTTTTGTCTAACGTTTCTTCTCGCAAGAGGTACTCAAAATTTGCTTTCCAATGCCGGTCGTTTTCACCGAAATAAAATTCTCCTGCGCTTGTCATAAAATCCGTAAAGTATTCAGCAAAGGCTTGTGTAGAGTTATTCTTAAATCGTTTTTTGAACACATCGGATAGTTTTTTTACTGCACGCTTTCGCTTGTCACTCAAGTGAGTTGGATCTGCAATTCGAGGTAAATTCTTCCCTGTTTTATCAAGAGATTCGTTATAAGCATTGGCTATACCTGAATAATCAACATGATCTAATTCTTGTTTTTCTGCAGGAGATGATTCACCTTTGTCCTCCATGTCGGCGTCAGCCGATTCCCCCTCAGGGGGTAAGGGGGAATTTGTATGTAATCTAGTGTTGTAATCTCTTGTATTAACGAATGCGACTTTGTTACCATCCCGAATGTCACTTTCGGGCACTCGGGAATGTTCGTTTGTATCATTCGCTAATGCGGCTAATAATTCGTCTAATTTTTCACAGTCGATTTTGTAATACATACGATGTTCTAGGCGTTTATGAGTTTCGATTAGCACGCCTTTTTCACGCAGTAATTTGCGAGCAGTTTCTTGCTCTTTTCTCGATAATCCAGTTTCAATTTCTAACTCTTCTTGGGTTTTATAAACACCAAGAACAGGGTCGGCTTTATCTTGCCAATAGAAAATTTGTTCAAAGAAGATTTCAGCAATAACACCACCAAATAAACGAGCAAGATTAGGACGATAAGCAATCGCTCTTCCTGTATTTTTAAGCATTGTTGATGGGTTCATATCTCTAATTCCTCAATTGCCTGTTCTGTTACTCTGTCGTACTCTTCTTGGCTTGCGCCCTGCTCGATTAATTGTTGTTTTATGCCTTCATAAGCTATAAATTTTTCTCTATCGCTTAATTTGGCTACAAATTCAGGGGCAAATAGTCTTTCCATATCAAGCCTCTAATCGGTATTCTTTAACTCTCTTACCATTTGGAAGAACAACCCATCTATCAACAACTTTGTTCTTGTATTCCTCATTCATATTTTTTATGTCGAAAGTCCTTGCGCCAAGACGGGTGCAATTAAATCGAGTGTAAGCATCAAGCTGCGTTAATCGCTCGCCATTCAACAAAGCCTTTAGAATCTTGCCGTTTTGCGTTTGACTTGTTTTTTCGTTTGGATTAATATTTTCCATGCAGATAACCTCTGTGAATAACAATTAAAGGTAGTTAGTTAAAGCCACGAAATCTCCTCGTGGCTTTTTTATTGTGGTTTGTACAAAGAAATAGCAAACTCAATAGAATGCTGAGTTGCCGATAAATGCTTACTCAATGCTTGACGGATTTTGTCTTCTTCTTTCGAAGTGATTTCACCGTCTTCTAATGCCTTTTCTAATACAGCAAATAACAAGCCACGCGCAGAAAGCTCGCGCAGTTGTAAATTGGCAAGCTCAACCTTGTCTAACTCATCCTCCGCTACATCTGGCACAAAACGTCCACCAGAATTTCGGCAAAGCTCATCGATAAAATCAGTGCATCCGTACTCAAGCTGGAGTGCAATCAATTCTTCGTTTTTAAAGCGTTGCCCTTTCGTCTGATAAAGCCGATTGTTTAACTCTGCTTCCGAAAATCCGAGAAAGCCCGCTACCGCACTTTTGCCGCCAGGAATTTTCTCGATCATCTCGATGATGATTTGTTTCATCGCCATAATTTCAGCCCTCTTTTTATGGTTTTCTTTTTGATAAGTGCCGATACACTAAATCTATGATTTTTGGTAAAGCTCGCGATCTATCTTTAGCTTTCCATTAGTGATTTCTTGTAGTCGGTACGCATTTTTCTCTGGGATTACATCTTTCCATTGAGAAACGGCGGCTACGCTAATAGAAAGTGCTTTTGCGACATTTTCGAGCTTTCCAAAATGAGCAATAACATCATTTTTAAGCATGACTCATCCTTATAATTATTTAAGACTTCTTAAAGTATATTATTAAAGAATACTTAAATCAACATTTGTTAAGATAACTTAACTACATTTTTTTGAGGGTATCTATGAAAAGCGAAACGATTGGGAAGCGTATAAGACAGCGTAGAACTGAGTTAAAACTTACTCAGAAAGATGTTGCCAATGCCATTAAGGGCGTATCTCATGTTGCCATTTCACAATGGGAATCTGATACGACTAAGCCTAATTCTGAAAATTTAGTAGATCTATCAACGGTATTAGAATGCGATCTCCTGTGGTTATTAAGGGGTGAAGGTTCATCTTCAAACGTAATGCCGGCAAGTATTGGCACGAATAAGGTTCCTTTAATTAGTTATGTTCAAGCGGGTACTTGGACGGGAATTGATGATTTAAAAGAAAGCACCGGTGATTTTAATTATATCTACACATTCATAGATACGTCAGACGACGCTTTTGCCTTAGAAATAAAGGGAGATTCAATGGAACCCGATTTCAAAGCGGGCGATGTAATAATTATAGATCCACGCATAGAGCCAAGAGCCGGCGAATTCGTAGCAGCTATTAATGGCGATTATGAGGCAACATTTAAAAAATATAGACCGATTGGCGATATAGACGAGTTGGGGCGACATCATTTTGAGTTAGTGCCATTAAATTCAGATTACCCTACATTATCTTCCCTGAAACAAGAAATTCGGATTATAGGAACCATGATTGAACATCGAATTTATCGCAGAAAAAGATAGTAACTGAAGATATTCATTTAGTGTTTTTTAAGAGGGTATAATCTTATGACTAAAAAAGATGTTTTTTACAGAATAAGTGGCGATGAGTTCGCCGAATTTTTGAATAACAAAGGCGCAAGTTTAAACACTTTTCGCTGCCCTGTTTGTGGTAATGAAAGCCACACTTTATTAGATTGCGAAGATGTGGTTAATGGAGAAATGGATAAGCCATTGACGCCACAAAGAGTTGTTTACCAACCAACACTATCAGGTACTCAATATCCAGGTTTATTAGAATTAAGAACAATGATCGAACAGGGTAATGTGCCAAGAGCGCAGTATAGTGGCTTGGCATCGGAATTTGGCATAATAATAGGCACTCAACATTTTTCGGCTCCTGTCATTCATTTGATTTGTGACAATTGTAGCTATGTGAGAACATTCAGAAAAAATAAAATCCTAGAATACTTGAATAGTAAAGAGGATAATCCTAATGAAATATAAATTTAAAGATGAAAATATTTCGTCCGCCCCCTATGATCAGTCATACCAAGGTGGTAATATACCATCTAGTAACATAAAGGGCGAAACTCTATATGTGAGAGATGAGGCTATTTTTACAGATTATACATTTAGAATGAGCGAACTAGAAAAAAGTGTATTTAGAATAGACAAGGATTTAGGCGAGATCAAGAGCAATTACGCCTCTAAAGAGTATCTATCCGAAAAGTTAAATTCTAACTTTAAATGGTTGTTAGCAATCATTTTAGGTGTCGCTGCCGGTGGCTACGCTTTACATTGGGACACTCAAAAAGAAACTAATCAGCGATTCTTACAAGTCGATAATAGATTTCAGCAAATGGATGAAAAACTACACTCCACTGATGTTCGCTTAACCAAAGTAGAAGTAAAACTTGATAGCATTGATACTCGTCTTGCTATGGTTGAGAAGAAAGTTGACAGCATAGATGACAAGTTAGATATACTGATTCAACAAAAACAAGCAAAGCGATAATTTACCAAACCGCCCTCGTGGCGGTTTTCTTTTGCCTAAAATTCACCGCACTTTTTCAAAGTGTAGCCTATTTCATTTCTTCATTGTTCAAAAATTCAGCAATCGAATCAATCCAACTCGTTGAAATTTAAGTAATCTTAAAATATTTATTAATTTTTCTTAAATTATGTATTGCGTTTTGATTTAAGTTTTCTTAAACTACACCCATCAAAACGAGATACACAATCTCAATGCTCTTTAAAAACTTGGTCTCGTGCGGGATATAAATTATCGGCTGATTTAAGTCGAGTAACCCCAGAGCAGAAAACTGTACTGCGTGTTTAACCGAAGAGATGTGGTTGGCAGGTCAATGGCAGCGCTGTTTATATCTTTAAGCAATCCCTTAGAGGATACGAGTTCAGTCGGGGAAATGGCAAACAAGCCCACGGACTGGTTAGTTGTAAGCAAACGCAGCTATAAGCGTGACACATTGGAGAGACAATGACAATTGAATAGCGAATAGACTCGAAAGGATTCGCTATATTTAGCTAATTGGACTCCATAGGATGTGGAGTTGGCTCAATGAGTTAGTCGCAAAGAGCATTGACATTGATGTCTGACGAAACTGGGATGACGACCCGAAAATTAGTGTTTAACTAACCTTGTAGGCGATGGCAAGGCTAAAGTTACATCGCCAATTTCAAAGCACATTCTCCAAAGACTAAGCCTAATGCGCAGGGCGAGGAAATGTTCTTGAGTGTGTTTTGAAATGGCAGACAAACGAGGAACGCAACAATGGAAAAATTAAGAATTAAAGTGTAGTCTAAGACTATCCTATCTATGGCGCATCTTTTGGATCTGAAAGTTTGACTCTTAAAAATACTTTACATTAACACCAAAAGAACACTGCGCCACCCTATTCTAGACAAAATCAGCATAGACTGATTGACTACTCCACTGACCGCTCGAAAGGGCGGTATTTTTTTACGCCAAAATCGAGGTTCAAAATGAAAAACCATCAACTTAAAAACAGTTTTACCTACTTTATGAAAGGCACTGAAAAAGCATTAAAAGTTATGACTTGTCTCTTTGGTGCAATCATTGTGTCGGCAGTTATCAGTCTAGGTGCAAAAGCTAATCAAACAGACTGGCACGACAACGAGTTAAGCCTACAAATCCAAGCAGAAACACAGTGTGAACTAAAAGGTGGCATATATGAAAACAGCGTATGTTTACCGCCTAATCTCACACTGGCAGCAGAAAAAGAACTGCAGGCTTATACTGCACAAAAACAAGCAGAAATTAACCGCACTTGGAGTAAATAATGAAAATCGAAAGCTACAAAACACAAATCATCCGCACCAAAAACGGAAGTTATTTTGGCGAATTATGGGTGAACAATAAGCTGTACCAAAAAACTTCCTATTTTGCCAATGAAGCCATTGCAACTTTACGCCTAAATAAACGAATCGAAAATTTTAATGCAATGGAAAACACCAAGATTCCGCCTTATCAAAAAGATGCGGAAACCAATCAATTTCCTGCAGCACCGAAAGAAAGTGCGGTAAAAAAAGAAACGGTTTCAACAAAGTCACAAGCCCCTAAAACAGAAGCGAAACCTAAACCAGCTACCCCACGTCGCAAACCGTTCACCCCTTACGGATTAAACGGCTATTTTGTGGATAAACAAGGCAATATCCGCTTGCATTTAGACCGAAAAGCACACGCACATACTATCGTGCTAAACCCTGAAATGTTCTCGATGCTTGCGAATATGGTACAAGCGACGCAGGAGCAAAACAATGAAACCCTACGCTGATTACTACGCTCAACTCAATGCGGCACACCAACGTAAAGTGGATTGGCAAGCAGGCTATGAAATCGCCTTAGATGAAGTCGCCACGGAAATTGAAAATGATTTACAACAAGGCGACCAAACACATTATCACGAACTCACGGAAATGTTGTGTGATAACGATAATTTCTGGCTTGCCATTGGTAGCGGTGCAAGTTATGAGCCTTATAGACAAGAGGCGATTAAGAAAATCGCCGAGCGTGAATTAAACGACAGAATGAATGATTATGACCCGGATTAATGGAGGGTGAGATGACAAACCAAGTCCAACATCAACAAAATAAACAGCCACCTGCGCTTAAAACATTTTTTGAAAGTGCGAATGTGCAAAATAAGATTAAGGAACTTGTTGGCAAAAATGCGGCAACCTTTGCAACAAGTGTTATGCAAATCGCCAATAGCAATGCAATGCTTAAAACAGCAGACCCAATGAGCATTTTTAACGCTGCCTGTATGGCTGCGACACTGAATTTGCCACTACAAAATGGTTTAGGCTTTGCTTACATAGTCCCTTTCAGAAACAACAAAGAAAAGAAAACCGAAGCGCAATTCCAAATTGGCTATAAAGGCTTTATCCAATTAGCACAACGTAGCGGGCAATTTAAACGCTTAGTCGCATTGCCTGTGTACAAAAAGCAACTTATCAAAAAAGATTTCATCAATGGTTTTGAGTTCGACTGGGAGCAAGAACCTGAGCAAAACGAAAACCCAATCGGCTATTACGCCTATTTTAAACTGGTAAACGATTTTTCGGCTGAACTCTATATGAGTCACGATGACATCGTCAAACACGCTCAACGCTACAGCCAAACATTCAAAAAAGGCTATGGCGTATGGCACGATAACTTCGAGGCAATGGCATTAAAAACCGTAACTAAGTTATTGCTATCAAAACAAGCTCCACTCTCTGTTGAAATGCAGCAAGCTGTATTAGCCGACCAAGCCGTTGTGAAAGATGTAGAAAATCAAGAGTTCAACTACACCGACAATATTCAAGAAGCGGAATTTTTAGCGGTTGTTGATGAAGCCACATTCAAACAATGCAAACAAAGCATTGCCAACGGCGAAACGACCCTGCAAGAACTTTGTGATAGCGGGGCGTATGAATTTAGTCAAGAGCAATTAACGAAACTTGAAGAGCTAGAAAATCAGAAAGCAGAATAGTCATTGACACCGCTACAACTTAGGATTAAGATACCCTAACACCTAAGCCGTCTCTAACGGCTTTTTTTGTACCCAAAATTCACAGGAGAACAAAATGACAACACTTACCTATCAAGACTTATGTAAACAACAGCAACAATACAACAACGTTCTAATTGAACGTAGAGCAACATTAAGAGAGCAAATCAGACAGCTTAGAGTCGCGCTGGCGATGGATTTAGGACTACTTGAAAGAACCTACAAAAAACAACTTAATGACCCAGCCCCGACAGAACCTTATGTGAAAATAACTGACTGCGAGGGCGTACCAAGCGACGAGTACCAACTTAAAGCCGAATATGACTGTTTACACAATCCGAATATCACGTTTGGATTAACGTTAGCACTGGAAGAAGGTCCAACAATCTACCCCAAAAAACCGGTTCGCCTTGTTATTACGGCTTACTATATTTCAGAAAATTGCGTAAGATTTGTTTTTCCTAACATTGACGGCACACCTTCTTTTGGCGTGAATATTGATGACGATGAGCAAAGTAAGTTTGCTCAAGTTGTTGAAGCCTATAAACAGCTTGTAATGAAAACTTTTACAATTTAATTTGACAAAAACCGCCTTAAGTTAAATCACAACTCTATAAAAAGGGAAACTCCAAATGAAACGTAACTGGGATTTAATCCGAAAAATACTGATTAGGTTAGAAGAAAAATCCGATAGCACAAGTTGGTTACAAGATAATGAAATTAAAGGTTATGACAGCCAAACCGTAGCATATCACTATAAATTACTCACAGACGCGAGCTTAATTAAAAGTGTTGATATGTCAAGCATGAATGAAATAAGTTATGCAGCGCTATCGCTCACTTGGCAAGGTCACGAATTCCTAGACAAAATCCGCAACGATAGCGTTTGGAACAAAGTAAAATCAACGGTGCAAAGCAAAAGCCTTGATTTATCTTTTGATGTGATAAAACAAGTAGCCACCGCGTTAATTGGCTCAATGTTGCCATAGTATTGACACCGCCCCCACTTCGGATTAAGATACCCTCACTTCCAAGCCGTCAAAAACGGCTTTTTTTGTATCCAAAATCCGAGGTGTGTGATGTCTGAACCCTTTACCGTAATAGATGAAAATATGAAACTACAAATTCACTTACACAACGACAAACCCGTTGAACTTTCTACACTGTGCCAAAGTTTAGACGGCATCTCAAAAGAATATTCACGTTTTATTCAAAATGCCACACCGGAACAAAATCTAGAGCCTTGCGACAGCAATATTTACGTCACGCAAATCACCAAAGGCAGTATTATTGTTGAACTTGGCACCTATGTTGCAGCTACCTACACCCTTGTAGAACACGCCAATGCTATTTTCGAATTTGGTGAACGGCTTGCTCAGGTTTATGGCTGGCTACAAGGTGAAAATGAGCAACCTGATAATATAACGGTAAGCGAGTTACGCCATTTGAGCCAAACGTTAGAACCTGTTTCAACAGATTCAAAAGCAACCATTCAAATTGGTTCGATTAATATAAACGGTGGCGTTCACCTTCATTTTGAAGCAGATAGCATGAAAGCTAACGCGTTACAACATCTACTTGAAAAGAAAATGGCGGAAATGAAAGAGCCAATTGTCGGTCTTCAAAAAGGCTGCGCAATGCAGCTTGCCGTTACTGCCACAGATAAACAAATTGACAAAGCCATTATCGAAGCCTTTTCTAAAAAAGCGGTTAAAGTCAGCTTTGAAACAGAGGAAATAAAACAAACCATGATTATGCGGGAACATCCCTACCACAAACTCTTTATTGTAGATGTAATGGTGCATACGGTAGATGATAAAATCGTGCTTTATCACATCAAAAAATTAATCGATATTTTAGAGAAAGAATAATTGACAAAAACCGCCAAAATCGGCTAGGATGACCGCACAACAATTTCTTCTAGCGGTTTCCGCACCTGACAGCATAGCGGTTTTTTTATGCCTAAATTCTACCTATACATATCTGTATAGGTTAAAAATCGAATATGATCGGGTCGAGAGAACGATATACAATACATCTGAATAAGTTCCGCCGTCTAGAAGCGGTTGTTGAAGCCCGATCACCCTACTAAAGTGATCGAACGATAAACAAAACTTCTAGGGGCATAAAAATGTCAAACTTAACAATTCTCAAAACTTCTATTCGTTCATACGGAAATCTTTATTCATTAAACGATCTTCATAAAGCAAGTGGTAATGCAGAAAAACATAGACCATCTTTATTTGTTCGTTTAGATACAACTCAAGATCTAATTTCAGAAATTCAAAAAGAAGTTAAAAGCACAGATCTGATCTTTAAAACTACTGGCGGTCGAGGTATGCGTGGAACATACGCTTGCGAAGAACTTGTAATAGCCTACGCAATGTGGATTAGTCCAAAATTCCACTTGATCGTATTACGTGCGTTTTTAGCAATGCACCGCAACCAACCACAACAGCTCGCATTGCCAGAACCCGAAAAGAAATTCAGTTTTGAATTTACCGAGTATGAGCTTGAACAACTTGTTTGGCTTTGGTGTGGACACAAGCAAATGAACACCCTACTTGGCGATATGATCAAACCGCTAGAAACCATCGGCTCTTATTTCACAGGTATGGTAATCAGCCATCACCAAGAATATCGCAGACAATACAAAAACACGCTTCCTACCATTCAGAAATTAATTCAGCCATTTAAGGCGTCTAATCGAATGAACTGGGAAAGAGCGAAAAACCTTATCGCCCAATAAAACATCACAAAATCCGACCGCACTTTTTTAAGCCTGCGGCGGATTATCACACCTAAAATCCGACAAAAGGAACAGAAAATGAACAAATTAATCATTACGCTCGTGTGTGCATTTGTGGTGTATATGGCGCATGCCCTAAACCTTAATCAAGACTGTGACGGCAAAATCTGTCATACCGAACAGACACAACAATATTAACGAACCACCGCTCTTATTGGCGGTTTTTATTGGAGGAAATATGGAGCTAATAGGTACTGTAAAGGCATCAAAAATCCTTGATATGCATCCGGTTACTTTACGCGAAAAAGCGGCAAAAGATGAAATTCCAGCATATAAAATCGGCGGGAAATGGAAATTTGATGCAGTCGAACTTGAAAAGTTTGTGAAAAAGGATAAAGATTGCTCTGGGCAAGTGGCGGGGCATGAGGAGAATATATGTCACGTCAAATCATCTCCCTCAAAAAAAGAGGGGAAATCTGGCACTACTCGTTCACATCGCCGAATGGTGAGCGGATACGCCGAAGCGCTAGGACTTCCGACAAAAATCAAGCGTTGCAACTAGCCTCAAAAGAATACAACGAATGCTGGCGAATTTTTAAACTTGGCGAGCGTCCAGAATATTCTTGGCAAGAGGCTGTTTTGCAGTGGCTTGAGGAAAAACCGAAGCGCAAGCAAGATCGGAATATGATTTACGGTTTAGTGTGGCTTGATAAATATCTTGGCGACAAAAAACTATCAGAAATCGATCGTAACTTAATTAAGTTTATACAGTCCGAAAAAGCGAGAGAGGGTGTTAAAGCAAGAACAATTAATGCCGTATTGCAGCAAATAAGGGTTGTATTAAGGGCGGCAGTCGAATGGGAATGGATTGATAAATGCCCAGCAATAAAATTTTTGCCAGAGCCGAAAAGACGTATCCGATGGTTAAGCGAATACGAAGAAATTCGACTCATGCAGGAATTGCCAGAGCACTTAAAACCAATCGTACAATTCGCAATTTTAACCGGGCTGAGAATGTCAAATATCACTCAGTTAAAATGGTCGCAAATCGACTTGCCAAAAAAGATGGCATGGATAAGCTCCGAGCAGTCGAAAACAGGTAACGGCATAGGTATTCCGTTAAACGACAAGGCCATCGAAGTTATTGTAGCACAATTTGGCAAGCACAAAGAAAATGTGTTTACGTATAATGGCAATGCGGTAAAAATTGCCAACACAAGAGCGTTCAGAGAATCGCTCAAGAGGGCTGGAATAAAAGACTTCCGATTCCACGATCTGCGTCATACATGGGCAACGCGGCACATTATGTCTGGAACGCCGTTATACGTATTGCAGGAGCTTGGAGGGTGGACAAAAACAGATACAGTGCGGAAATATGCTCACTTGTCTATTGAGCATTTAAAAAGTCACGCTGACAATGTCCAGCTTTTTGACACAAAATTGGCACAACACCAAAAAGCAAAAAACCTTACCAACTAA